CCACAAGCACAAAGAAGTCCTAAAAACTCACGTAAAGCTTGTTTATGTGAAGACAATACATATTCAACAAAGTGTTGTAAAGGCACTATAAGAAATCAAGGAATCGGCAACATATAATCCAAAAATGCAACAAACAATTTAAAATAAAGTTAATATAGTATGGAACGACTAAATAAGATTTTTGCTGACTGGGCAAAAGATGACAAAAAAACGGAATTAGCTTCTGAAAAAGTAGAACTTGCAAGTGTGGCAGATTTAAAAAAATCGATAAGCGCTTTAGATAAAGAATTGGAATCTAATTTTAAAAAAAGAAATGCATTTTTTAAGGCAAAACAAGATTATTCAAATTCTATTAAAAATATTGAATCAATAAGAAGTGCTGCAAATAAAGAGGCAAAAGCTTTCGCCAAAGCTGCAAAAGATTTAGGTTTAACGCCAGATAGCGTAAAAGAATATAAAGAAGCACTTTTTATTGTTGATTCAGCTAAAAAAGATTTGGCAGATGCTAAAAAACTATTATAAGATAAACACGAATAATTAAATAAGCTATGAACAATAAAGCAATACTAAACAAAGTAAGAGAACTTCTTGGAATGGAAGTTAAACTTGAACAACGTAAATTAGAAGATGGTGTAACAATCATTGAAGCAGATGAATTTGCACCAGAAAACGAGGTCGTTATAATTACAGAAGACGAACAAAGAATTCCACTTCCAATCGGAGAATACAAAATGGATGATTCTAAAATTTTAGTTGTTACTGAAGAGGGTTTGATCGCAGAAATCAAAGAAGAAGCAGCTGAAGAAGAAGAAGAAGTAATTGAAGAAGAAGCTAAAAAAGACTACGACGAAAAAGAAGAAGAAATGGCAGACGAAGCAAAGCCTGTTAAAAAAGTAGTTGAATCAATCGTAAAAGAAACTTTCTTTAATGAAATCGAAACTTTGAAAAAAGAAAACGAAGAACTTAAAGCAAAACTTCAAAACCTTTCTAAAGTAGAAACTACTGAAGAAACAGAAGAAGTTGTTGAGGACGAAAAAACGGAACTTTCTACAGAAGAACTTGATCCAGCAGTTAAGCCAATTTCTTTCAATCCAGAAAATAAGGAAGTAAGAGAAAAAATGTTATACGCACAAAACAGAACAGAAACTACTTTAGATAGAATCTATAAAAAATTAAATAAATAAATAATAATAATTAAAACCTAAAAATTATGGCAGATCAGCCGACATTTCCAGGTAGCACTTATGCAGGATTAGCAGCAGGAAAATACATTTCCGCAGCTCTTTTAAGTGCGCCTACAATTGAAAACGGTGGCGTTACCGTTCTTGAAAACGTCAAAGGAAAATCAGTATTACAAACTATTGATACTAACGACTTATTCCAAGATGCAACTTGTGATTTTGACGAAACACGTACTGTAACAATGGGCGAAAGCATATTAACTGTTAAAGATATGCAAGTAAATTTACAACTTTGTAGAAGCCAGTTTCACGACACGTTTTCAGCAATTGAGATGGGTGCTTCTGCTTTTGCAGATATTCCTAAATCTTTTGAAGATTACTTATTAGGATATGTTGCTTCTAAAGTTGCAGCTTCTAATGAAACTTTATTGTGGACAGGTGTTGCAGGTGCTAACGCATACGATGGTATCGTTACTTTATTAAACGCAGCAGGATTGCCAGCAGCACAAGATATTACGGCAGTAGCTTCTACGGCAGCTAACGTAATCGATGAAATGGGGTCTGTAATTTCAGCCGTTCCTACAACTGTGTGGGGAAATGAGGATTTGAAATTGTATGTATCTTCCAATATCGCCCGTAATTACGTGCGCGCACTCGGAGGATTCGCAGCAGCAGGACTTGGTGCAAATGGTACAGACAACAAAGGTACACAATGGTATACAAACGGAAGCTTGTCATTCGATGGTATTCCTGTTTTTGTTGCTAACGGAATGGCAGATAATACAATGGTAGCAGCACAGACTTCTAACTTGTATTTTGGAACGTCTTTATTGTCAGATTGGCAAGAAGCTTCTGTAATTCCAGTTCATTTATATGATGGATCTGATAATGTAAGAATCGTTATGAGAATGCAAGTAGGCGCACAAGTAGGAATAGCTAACGATTGTGTAGTTTATTCAGTATAATATAAATCAGATTAAAGAAAGGTAGGTAAAAGTACCTGCCTTTTTTTATTCATAAAACTTTAAAAAAATGAGTTGTGATATTACAAACGGACGTATAGAACAATGTAAAGATTCAGTAAGTGGATTAAAAGCGATTTACTTCGCCAATTTCGACGATTTGGATTCTGACAATGTTGTATATGATGCCACAAACGGAGATGTTATTGACACTTGGCAACCAGCAGCACCTTTAAGCCTATACAAATACGAATTGAAGAGTACAACAAATTCTTTTACTACGGCCATAGAAAGCAGTAGAGATAACGGAACGACGTTCTTCACTCAAACTTTAGTAGCTGCTTTAAAAAGACAAGATTTTGCTACACACAAGAACGTAAAACTTCTTGCATACGGAAGACCAAGAATAATTGTTAGAACAATGACAGACCAATTTTTCTTAATGGGTCTTGATCAAGGCGCAGACGTTTCAGCAGGAGAAATTTCTTCTGGTGCAGCACTTGGAGATTTTAACGGATATTCTTTGACCTTTACGGCTATGGAAGAACTTCCAGCTAACTTTATTGATGTAACAACCGAAGCAGGACTTGCTACGGCTTTTGCAGATGCAGGAGCAACTGACGCAGTTATTGTTACTTCTTAAGATTCTTTCTTATACCTTTCATAACAAAGAGGCACTTTTCGGAGTGCCTTTTTTTGTTTACATAAACACGAATTAAAAACAAAATATTTAAAAAAAAGTTATTATAGTAGATATGATTATTTTACAACCGATAGCAACAGAACAAAGTTTTAGCTTTATACCAAGAAGCCAAACTTATGACACGTTATATATCACAGGAGAATCTACAAACGTAACAACTGAAATAACAATAACAAGTTTTGCAAATGGAGATTACTACGATACAATAAACGCAACTTTTGTTAATGGCTTATTCAATTTAGTAAACAATACTTTTTACACTTTGGAACTAAAAAACGGAACAACGATAGTACACAAGGATAGAATCTTTGTAACGGATCAAACGCCTGTTGTAAACTATTCAGTAAATGACGGAGAATTTACTTCAAACGTCAGTAACAACGAATTTATTATTTATGAGTAATAACATACACGTATTAGAATTAAGTGGCTACGAAGCGCCTGTAATCAAAGAATCTAAAAGAGAAGATTGGGTTGAATTTGGTACGGATAATAACTACTATCAGTATTTAATCGACAGATACACGAATAGCACTACTAACAACGCCATAATAAACAACATCACTCGTTTAGTATACGGAAGAGGTTTAAGTGCAACAGACGCATCAAGAAAGCCTAATGAGTACGCACAAATGATGTCACTATTCAATAAAGATTGTGTTAGGCACTTATGTACTGATTTAAAGTTGTTAGGACAATGTGCCGTTCAAGTCATATACACGAAAGACAGAAAGAAAATTGCACAAGTACATCATATACCTGTTCAATTATTACGTGCTGAAAAGTGTAACGAAGAGGGCAAAATTGAAGCTTACTATTATAGTGACGATTGGACAGATTTAAGAAACTACAAGCCAAAAAGAATACCTGCGTTTGGATGTTCAAAAGAAGATATTGAAATCTATTTTATAAAGCCATATAGTGTAGGAATGAAGTATTATTCTTTGGTAGATTTTATCGGCGGTATTCCTTATGCAGTTTTAGAAGAAGATATTTCTGAATACTTAATAAACGAAGTAGAAAACGGATTTAGTGGAAGAAGTGTAGTAAACTTCAATAACGGAGTGCCAAGTGAAGATCAACAACAAATAATAAAAAACAAAGTACAAAGCCAATTAACAGGAATGAGTGGCGAAAAGTTAATAGTAGCTTTTAACAACAATGCAGAATCAAAAACAACAGTAGATTCTATGCCTGTAAATGATGCACCAGATTTGTATAGTACTTTATCGGAAGAGTGTTTAAGAAAAATAATGTTAGCACACAATGTAACGAGTCCTTTATTGTTTGGCATAGCATCGTCTAATGGATTTAGCAGTAATTCAGACGAATTAAAAGACTCGTTTGCGTTGTTTTCAAATATGGTAATTGCACCAATGCAAGAACTTTTGTTGGATGCTTTCGATCAGATACTTGCATATAACGGAATAGCTTTAAACTTATTCTTTAGAACGTTAAAACCTTTGGAGTTTGTAGATTTAGAAAACGTACAAACAGAAGAACAAATACAAGAAGAAACAGGATTAGAATTAAGTGGCGATTTTGTAGGCAAAGAACTCATAGAACTTGGCGAAATGCCTAAAGCTGATTGGTTGCTTATAGATGAATTTGAAGTAGACTACGATACAGACGAAGACGAAAATACGTTACTTTCAAGCGACATAAAAACGGAATTAAGCCTAAAAGATAGATTAATAAATTTAGTAAGTACAGGAACGGCTTTTCCAAACGCAAAAAGTACACAAGACGATGTAATTGATGGAATTAAATTTATTACACGTTATGTTTATGCAGGAAAAACAGGTGGCAATAGTGGAAAAGGCAGAGAATTTTGCGAAAATATGATGAATGACAAACGAGGAAACAAGATATATCGTAAAGAAGACATCATAAGAATGAGTGGACAATCTGTAAATCCAGGCTTTGGTGTTGATGGCGCTAATACTTATTCGATATGGCTTTACAAAGGTGGGCCGAATTGCTATCACAGATGGAATAAACAAGTTTATGTAGCTTTTGAGGGTACAGGAATTGACGTTAAAAGTCCTTTAGCATCACGTATATCAAGTGCAAAAGCAGCTAAATACGGATATATAATTAAAAATCCAAATTTAGTAAGCCAACGACCTATTGATATGCCTAATCAAGGATATAAAAAATAACAAGATATGGCAAAAGCACTATTAATAAGCAGACAAGATGCGATTCGTTTCACAAATATGAACGGAAACATAGACACGGATAAATTTATTCAGTACGTTTCGATCGCACAAGATATACATATTCAATCAATGTTAGGAACTAAACTACTTGAAAAACTACAAGCAGAAATAATTGCAGGAACTTTGGCAAATCCGTATAAAGACTTATTAGAAATTTACATAAAACCTGCCTTAATTCACGCAAGTATGTTAGAGTTCTTGCCTTTTAGTGCAGTAACTATTGCAAACAAAGGCGTATATAAACACGGAGCAGAAAATTCAGAAACGGTAAGTAAAGAAGAAATAGATTTTTTAGTAGAAAAACAACGACAGACTTATATGCACTACAAAGAAAGGTTTGTAGATTATATATGCGACAATAGTAGCACGTTTCCAGAATACAATACAAATACAGGAAGTGATATGAGTCCAAACGAAAGTACAAATTTTACTGGTTGGATTTTATGAAGAAACATTACACACCAAAAGAAAAGAACGTAAAACGTTTACAGACGTTTTTAAATAAATATTATGGCAGAAATAAAGATCAGCGACCTAACGGCAAAGAGTGCTAATTTAGCAAACACGGATTTATTTGTTATAGCAGAATCTGATGGTGCTGGTGGCTTCGTATCAAAGAAAATCACAGGTGCAGAAATATCGGCTATTGCTGGAGATAACATTTATTTAATAGATGGCACGATTAGAAGCAACAGAACGGTAGATTTAAACGGTGTTTACTTGGCTTTTCAAAATAGTGGCGCAGATGTATTTAAAATTAGTGCAGCTGATGTTATAAGCTTCAACAATGCTTATTCATTTCCTACGGCAGATGGAACGGCAGGACAAGTTCTTAAAACTGATGGTGCAGGAACTTTATCTTTTAACCAACCAACGACAGGATTATATGCACAAACGGTAGTTAGTGCAACACTAACAAACACAACAACAGAAACGAGTATAGTTGGAAGTGGAGTAGGAAGTTTAACAATACCAGCAGATCACTTTGTAGTAGGAGATTCTTACCACGCAAAAATTGGTGGCGAAATTTCAGCACAAAATGGCGACGATATCACAATAAGGATAAAAAGTGGTGCAACGGTATTAGCAACAACAGGCACTATTTCTTTAAGTCCTACGACTGGTTTAGGATGGGAATGTGAAATAGATTTCACAATAGCAGCTATCGGTGCAAGTGGAAGTATTTGTACTAATGGGAATTTTGCATATACACGAAACACAGGAGGACTTGAGGGTTATGTATTTCAAGATGTAGAAGCTTTTGATTCAACTATTGCAAACACTATAGATATTACGGCAGAATGGGGACAAGCTAAAACACAAGACGAAATACATAGTGCAAACTTTGTACTACATAAAACTTATTAATAATGGCAAATACGATATATTGGGGACAGGCAGCAGTTGAAAACACGAATGGATTCGGAAAATCAGCAACAAATAATACTATAGATTTTGGCGAAGTTTGCGCAAATAGTTTGAGTCCAGAAACCAACTTAACAGGAACAGGTGCAACGCCAAGTTTTAGCAATACTCAAAGTATAGAGCTTGATGGAATGGATGCCTATGTTGATTGTAACAGTGCTGCAAGTTCTATTAGTGCAGATAATGAGGGAACAATTTCTGTATGGGTAAACCCTAATGATATTTCAAGTAATCAAACAATATTAAATTTTAGTGCATCCACACAAACAAGGCAATATTTAATTTTAAACTTAAGTTCATCACTTGGTTTTACTATTGATATGCGTACAACGTCTAACTCATCATCAGGATTTATTGTTTATGCTAATGTAAATCCTTTTAGCGTTGGAGCTTGGACGCATTTAGCAATAGTACAAAATGGAGTAAGTCCACAATTATATGTTGATGGAGTGGCAGTAGCACAGACTTTTTTGGTGTCTACTAATGACCAAAAATGGTTAAACGATATGGCAAGTTTTGACACTATAAACATAGGCAGAATTTTTACATCTGATTTAGACCAAAATTATTTTGATGGATTAGTAGACGAGGTTTCCTATTTCAGTAGTGCCTTAAGTTCAACTGACATAGAAACTATATACAACAATGGAGTTCCTAATGACATTAGTAGTCTATCGCCTGTTTCTTGGTGGCGTTTTGAGGGAACAGGAACAACTGCTATAGATAGTGGAACAGGTGGAAATGATGGAGTATTAGATAACACGGTAGTACGAAGCACAGATGTACCTACATAAAAACGAATTAAAATAAAATAAAATGCACGGATTTGAACATTACGGAATAATAGACATAGCAGCAGCAAACGCAGTAGACTATTCACAAGTTGGAGAAACAAGTATTGATACGATTAGAATAAATTTAGCTTTAACTGAATTTGTTTTAAAATGGCATCACACACCAACATTTATAGAAGATGGAACAATAGTTCCTTTACAAACTTTAACACACGAAGAGGCTTTGGCACTTATGCAAACGCCAGAATGGAGTGAAGAAATACCTGTTGAGTAATGGATATTAGAAACCATCAAAACGTACTTGCAGTATTATATTTTCTTGCTGGATGCTTCTGTGCCTTTTCTTGTATGTTTACAAGTACAGAATTACACGTACAGGCGTTTGGTGTATTTCTATTATTTAAAATTATTTGGCTTATAACGGAACAACTTTAAGATGAAAACACAACTCTATGTACTGACAACTAAAATTAAACTTTACTCAACTAAACTGATGGCTATTATTCTTTCGTTTTTTTTACCTATTGTTGGTATTCTTATTCTTATTGCAGCTTCTGTTATTTTAGATACAATTACAGGTATCTGGAAAGCAAAGAAACTTAAACAACCAATTACAAGCAGAAGACTATCTGCAATCATATCAAAGATTTTACTTTATGAAGCAACCGTTATGTTGTTTTATGCTATGGATAAATTTCTATTAAACGATATTGTTATTTCGTTTTTTAGTATCGAATTACTTACTACTAAAATCTTGGCTTTAGTTCTTGTTTCTATTGAAGTTATTTCTATCAATGAAAACTACAAGGCAGTAAAAGGCATTGATTTGTGGGCATCATTAAAAAACTTATTTGCAAGAGCAAAGGAAGTAACAAGCGATTTTAAAAACATCAAAAAAAATGAAGATTTGTAAATGTTGCAGACAACCAATTAAATTGGATAGTAAAAACTTATACATATTTGATAACGGACACGGTGGTATTATAGATGGTGTTTATCAAACGGCAGGAAAACGAAGTCCTATTTGGCCAGATGGCACACAACTTTTTGAGGGCGAATTCAACAGAAGTATTGTAGACAGATTAATGAAGCTTTGCGAAGATGCAAATATTGACTGCATTAATTTAGTAGATACAAATGTAGATATTCCTTTAAGCACCAGAACATCACAAGCAAACGAAATTTACAGAAACACGGATAAACCTTGTATCTATATTTCTATTCACGCAAACGGCTTTAGTGACGAAGCAGCACACGGATGGGAAGTTTACACAAGTATAGGAGAAACAAAAAGCGATGAGATCGCAGAAGTGTTGTTCAACAAAGCACAGGCAGAATTTCCTACTCACACAATGCGAAAAGATACAAGAGATGGAGATGCAGACAAAGAAGCAAACTTTTATGTTCTTAAAAATACTGCTATGCCTGCGATATTATCAGAAAACTTCTTTATGACTAACGAAGCTGAATGTAGACTATTGATGAGTAATGATGGAAGAAATAGGATAGCCAAGATTCACTTTGAAATGATTAAAGAATTAGAAAAATGAAAGTAATATATTTAATTTGCGTTCTAACGTTGTTTTCGTGTTCTGCGAAGTATCACTATAACAAAGCACTTAAACGTGGCTTACAAGTCACGCAAACAAGCGACACGATAAGAATTAGCACAATAGATTCTATTCCTGTAATAAAACACGATACAATAGTATACGAACACTTTTATAGTTCTAAAGATACTATTATAGAATACAAGACCGTATATGTGCCACAAACAAGGTTAGAAACACGAATAGAATACAAGCTAAAACGTGACACTTTAAGAATGATTACAAGAGTAGAAGTGCAAAGGGCAAAAGCAGAAGCCAAAGCCAATAAGAAACCAAACTATTGGTGGATGTTAATATTTGCTTTAGTGTTTGGTGCAGTTATGTTTGTTTTAAATAAGCTAATAAGTAAGATAATATGAAAGTAATCAGACACGGTAAGAACGTACACGAAATACAATTAGAGGGTAAATATGCAGAAATAGCTATGTTAAGCGATTTACACTGGGACAATCCAAAATGTGATCAAGACCTACTTAAAAAACATTTAGACTATTGTAAAGAAGAGAATATTCCTGTAATGATTAATGGAGATATGTTCTGCTTGATGCAAGGACGTGGCGATAACAGGCGTAATAAATCAGATATCAGACCAGAACACAACAACGCAAGATATTTAGATTCAGTTGTTGAAACGGCAGTTGAATGGTTTACACCTTATGCAGATATTCTTACGGTTATTGGATATGGAAACCACGAAACAGGAATAATTAAGTGGCAAGAAACTGACATACTTCAAAGATTTGTAGACTTACTTAACTTAAAATGCCATTCTAACGTGCAAGTTGGTGGTTATGGTGGTTGGGTTATTATTAAAATGAATAATCATTCAAGAATAGCAACTACAAAAATTAAATATTTTCACGGATCTGGTGGTGGTGGAGTTGTTACAAAAGGTGCTTTAAATCTTACAAGGGCATTAGAATTGTACGAGGGTTGTGACGTTTACACAATGGGCCATATACACGAAAATGCAGCACGAAATGACGTTAGAGATGCTTTGGAAAGTAACTCAAAGAAAGGTTATAGTATAAATCACAAGCCTATACACTTAATGATTACAGGCTGCTATAAAGAAGAGTACGGAGATGGATCAAAAGGTTGGCACGTAGAACGTGGCGCACCTATTAAGCCAATTGGTGGCCGTATGCTTACTATCAAAATAGTAAGAAATAAAACAAAAGATGTAGATGAAACCATCAAATACATAGATTCGCACAGAATTTTCTAAACAACACCTTTGTAACTTATTGATTTTTAAACAACTAAAAAATAATTGTAACTTTTTTTGTTAATAAGTCGTTATATATTGTTAATAATGTATATATTTGTGTATACAATTTAATTAAAGTTATGGAAAGAATAGAAAAATTAGAAACACTTACTACGATTGATGAATACATTAAGTATTACAAAAATCGTATTGACGAAAGAGAATGGAGTAATGAGTTTGGTGCTGGTTTGCAGCTTCAATCAATTAGAAAAATTAACGACCACGACATAGACATCTACACAAGATGTATTGATAGGTTAAATGATAGGTTTAGAAAATTAGCAATTACACTTAAATAAATAGATTATGAAAGAGAAAGAAGCAAAAAAAGAATTATTATTTGGATTCGTGTTTATGGCAGTTGCCTTTACGTTTTATTATTTAGCAGTAAATTTATTAGTATGAGTTACGAAATAGAAATAGAATATTACGATCAAGATGGTGCAATATTTTACATAGGCGAAACACCATATCAAGTGGAACTTTTTATAGAAACACGAATAATAGAAGAACTTGATAGCTACAATAGCTTTAACGACAAGCTATCATACGCACAAGTAGAAGAAACATATTATAGAGTACAGAAAGAAACGTTAAGATGTGATGGTGTGAACTATTATAACGAAGAAGATTTGTGCGAAGAACTTGAAGAAATACTAAACAAATGGAACAATTAAAAATAGACTGGTGGAGTAATTTTAACGAAGAATTATACTGCAATTATTTAATAGCAAAAGACGAAAAAATGAACACTTATAAAATACTATACAAATACTATAAAGGTGCTAATACTGACGCAGAATGTTGCCAAGCAGTAAAGTATGTAAAAGCAGAAGACAGACAGGAAGCTATCAAGCTTTGTGGCTTATGGAAAAAGTTAATAATTAGTATTGAAAAGGTATGAAGAAAATAATTGAATATCTTTATTGTCTTATTATAAATTGGATATATGGAAGAATTGATGAGTAGTGTACTGCACTACATAGAAAAAGACGAATTAAAAAAACGTTGTAGACAAAGAAAATATGTACACAAAAGAATATACTTTTTTAACGTTTTAAGAACTGCTGGATATACTTATCAAAGTATTGGCGATTTATTCGGATTAAATCACGCCACAATAGTACACGGAATTAAAACTTTTAAGAATTTAAAGAAAGCAAAAGATCCGTTAATGTTTTTGGATATTGCAGAATACGATGGCAAGTTTAAAATCAATGATACAAAGTACGATTTAAAAACGGATATTCTAAAAGCTACAACAATTAGAGATTTACAAATAATAAAAGGAAGAACAGAAAAACAACTTTATAAAGAATTGATATGATACAAGTAAAAGAAGAATTTAAGAATTTAATACCAGCATTAAGTGCTGAAGAATATGCGCAGCTTGAAGCAAACATATTAGAAGAGGGAATACGAGAGCCTATAATAACTTGGAATGGATTTATAATAGATGGACATAATCGTTATAGTATAGCACAACGATTTGATGTAGAGTATAGAACTACAAGCAAACATTTTGCAAGTGAAGAAAGTGTAAAAGAATGGATGATATTAAATCAATTTGGAAGACGTAATTTAAGCAACTATCAAAGAAGTGTTTTGGCTTTAGAACTTGAAGAAGTTTTTAGCAAAAAAGCAAAGGAAAGAATGATACAAGCTAAGCCTGTTCCGAAATCAGAACAGGGTAAAACTATTGAAAAGTTGTCAAATGTTGCCAATGTAGGTAAAGACACTATTTCTAAAGTAAAAAAAATACAAGAGAAAGCACCAGAAGAAGTAAAAGCAAAACTTGCAACTGGAGAAGTAAGTATAAACGCAGCTTACAAAGAAATAAAGAAAGAAGAAAAGAAAGAAGAAAAAATAGCAGAACGTAAAAGGTTAGCAGAAAAAGGCGCAAAAAAAGAAATAGAAATAGACTTTAGACTTGGAGATTTTCAAGAAGTTTTTGCAGACTTGCCAGATGGAAGTATAGATTGTATAATTACAGATCCACCTTATCCTTATGAATTTATAGAAGTATGGACTAAACTTTCAAGGTTTGCAAAACGTGTATTAAAACCAAATGGTTTTTGTATTGCATATAGTGGACAAATGTATTTGCCAGAAGTAATGAAAAGAATGAGTGAAAATTTAGATTATTATTGGACGTTTGCCGTTTATCACGAGGGACAAACGCAAATAGTCAATGGAATAAATTTAATGTGTAGATGGAAACCTGTACTAATATTTCAAAATGGCAAGAAAAAAATAGAAAATACTTTTCAAGATTATTTTATTTCAGAACAAAGAGAAAAAAACGGACACGACTGGCAACAAAGTAAAAGTGGCGTAGCTTATTTAATTGAAATGTTTACTAAACCAATGGATACAATTTTAGAGCCGTTTGCTGGAAGTGGTACAACTATAATAGCAGCCAAAGAAAAGAAAAGAAAAGTTTTAGCTGCTGAAATAAACGAACAAACTTATAACATAGCAAAATCTTTATTATGACAAGGCAAGAACAAACAGGAAATAGAGAACACGATTTATTTTTTAGTGAATGGATAAGAGAAAAATTACCAGATAGTTATACAGGATACAGATGTTACGATATAGATTTTGTTTTATGGCATAAAAAATTAAAGCAAATAATGTTTATAGAATTAAAAAGCTACAATACAGAAGTTAAATCAGATCAGCATTTAATATTAACAAAATTAGATAAATGGATAAAAAAAGGAATAGATGAAGAATGGACTTATAAAGGTTTACATTTAATACAATTTGAAAAATTTAATTTTGAAAATGGAAAAGTATTTTTAAATAGAGAAGAAATTAATGAAGAAGAATTAATTAAATTTTTAACTTTTTAGTTATATTTGTGGAGTTGGTAGGACAATCAAAATATTTAGAGTATAGCGTAAGTAAGTGTTCCTACCCACTGAAAGCGTTATACTTTTTTTTTAACCAATAATTTATGGCAGAAAATAAAAAAAGCTTTTTACTTTATTGCGACTTATTGCATACGGTCAAGAAGTTAAATGATGAACAGGCAGGAAAGCTATTTAAACACGTTTTAGAGTACGTCAACGACTTGAATCCAGAAACCGAAGACATTATAACAGATTTATGTTTTGAGCCGATCAAACAAAACTTAAAACGTGATCTACAAAAATACGAACAGATAAGAGAAAAGAAACGAGAAGCAGGAAAGAAAGGTGCTAATAAAAGATGGCAGAATATAGCACCTGTTAAAAGTGCTAAAAAGAAAATGGCAAACATAGCCGTAAATGTTAATGTTAATGATAATGTAAATGATAAAGATATATATAGGGCTTTCGCCCATTTGTCTATGTCTTTAGATGAATTTAACAAATTAGAAAAAGATTATACTAAACAACAAATTGATGGTGTATGCGATGCGATCCAAAACTTCAAGAAAAACACGAATTATAAAAGCTTATATTTAACTGCTAAAAATTGGTTGAAGAAAGAACAAACAAAAAAAGAAGTAGAAAGTAGTAATGGATTTAAAGCACCGTGGCAATGAAAGGTTATAAGGTAACAGAAGCAAAAGATATTTTAAACAAGATATACAAGCATAGAGATAATTACAACAACAAAGGAAAGTATTTAGGATGGAAAGGAATGGATGAGTTCTATTCTATGCAATTAGGCAACTGCACAGATTGGACAGGTTTCCCTATGAGTGGTAAAACACAGGTATTGATGGAGTGCCTACTTAATACAAGTAAGTTTTACGGATGGAAACATCTTGTTTACTTTCCAGATGTAGGTAGTAATGTTGAAATAGTTGCAGATTTAATTCACAAGCTTACAGGCAAAAGTTTTAATCCATTAGATAACAACGTGATTAAAGACAAAGAGATAACAAATAGTTTAGATTGGATTTTTGAACACTTTAAAATACTAACCAAATATGATGTTAAAGCCAAATTAACACCGTTTGAATTTTATGATTATGCAGTAGAACTTAAACAAAAACACGGATTACAAACGGCAAGTATTGATAGTTGGAAAGATTTAAGCCATCCATATAACGAGTATGGAGGTTATGCACAATATTTAGAAGTAATACTTCCTTATAGAAACCAAATAGCAGAAGATAACAATCTACACTTACATACAATTATTCATCCTAAACTAACTGAAAAGATAAACGGCAAAAGAAACGTGCCAAGCCCATACGATCTAAAAGGTGGCTCTGAATGGTTTAATAGTGGCAAGTGTATGATTACCGTTCACAGAGAAGATTTAAGCTACAATCAAGCAATAATAAACTTTAATAAGATTAAGCCACGTTCAGTTGGAAATATAGGCCAATTAGAATTATGGTTTGATAAAGAAAAATTTCTATATTATGAACAAGATAATCCTGTGCCGAATGTTTACAATAAGATTTACGCACAACCAAAACACGAATAATGGACACTTTAGAAATACTAAAAGCAAAGATAAACCTACAAACAACTATTATTAAGTTCACAAGTAGTATAGAGGAGTTACAAGCAAAGCATCCAGAACGTAAAGACTTAATTGATTCTATGCTTGATTCACTTGAAGACATCAGCTATTTTCAATCCGTGTTTATGCAGTTTGAAGACCAATATCTTTTAGAATGTAAAAGTAATTTACGTTTGCAAATGGTTATAAGTGAACAAAAACACGAATTAGAAAAGCTTAACATTTTAGTAGAAAACTTAAAAGAGGGTATATGATAAAGGTAGGAAGTGATTTTAGTGGAGTAGGTGCATTTAATCAAGCGTTAATAAGATTAGGCATAGAATACGATGAGGTTTTTGCTTGTGATATGGACAAGTATGCAAGAGAAACATTTATACATAATTACGGAGAACCAAAGTATTATCCAAAAGATGTATATGAAAGAGAAATACCAAAGGAAAGTTTAGATATTTATATGACTTCTCCTCCTTGTCAAGCTTTTAGTTTAGCTGGAAAAAGATTAGGCAAAGACGATAAAAGAGGGGTGTTGTTTTTTAATAGTCACGAGTTCATAAAAACGAACAAACCAAAATACTTTATATTTGAAAATGTCAAGGGTTTATTATCAGACGATAATGGCAATACTTTTAAAGAGTGGATAAATATGTTAGGTGGAAAAAGTGTAAATGGTTTGCCTGTATTGTTTCCTTATAAAAATTCAGTTCCATATCACATTTACTACAAAGTAATGAACGCAAAAAAACACGGAGTTCCACAAAATAGAGAAAGAGTTTTTATAATTGGTGTTCGTGATGATCAAGATAATACGTTTAGATGGGCAAAAGAAGAGCATTTAACTAAACGACTAAAAGACGTACTTGAAAACGAAGTAGATGAAAAGTATTTTTTAAGTCACACAATTATAAACGGTTTTTTGAAACACAAAGAAAGACACGAAGAAAAACAAACAGGATTTAAATGGCAACCAAAAAACGAAAATGATACGGCTAACACGTTAAGGGCAAATGCAGCTTTGTGTCCTACTGATAATACAATACAAATAAAATCAGCAACTAAAAAAGGTTATGAAAAAGCTAATGAAGGCGATAGTATAAACTTTAGTGTTCCTAATTCAGAAACACGGAGAGGAAGAGTTGGTAAAGGTGTAGCACAAACTTTAGACACGCAATGCAATCAAGCAACTTTAGAAAATCAAAACATAAGAAGATTAACACCAAGAGAATGTTTTAGACTTATGGATTTTCCAGATACTTTTACTTGGATTTGTTCAGATAGTCAAGCATACAAACAAGCTGGAAATAGTATTGTAGTACGTTGTTTAGAATTAATAATAAAAGAATTTAATTTAAATGCCACGTTGTAAAAACTGCAAAGAAAAGTTTGAAGTAAAACACTTCAATCAGAAGTACTGCTTTAAAAGTGATTGTGTCAAGGTATGGGTAGAAACCGCAAAAGTAAAGAACTGGAAGAAAGAAAAGAAGCGACTAAAAGACGAATTAGAAACGGTGCAAAGCTTAACTAAAAAAGCACAGGTATACTTTAATGCATACATTCGTGAACGTGATAAGCATAAACCTTGTGTAAGTTGCGAAAAGCTATTAGGAAGTAAATTCGATGCTGGTCACTACTTTAGTACAAGCCACAAGAACGTAACTTTCGATGAAAATAATGTTCACGGTCAATGCGTAGCCTGTAACCAACACAAACACGGAAACCTACTAAACTACCAAATAGGTATAGAAAAACGAATAGGTGGCGAAGAACTAATAAAATTACACGAAGAAGCACACAAGATAAGAAAGTATACAAGAGAAGAATTGAAAGCGATTATTGAAATGTATAAACAAAAAAAGAAAGAATTAAATAAATAATACTTATATTTGTATAAACAAAAAATAAATAATGTTATGAAAGACACAGTAATTGGAAGACTGGCCAAAATCCAGCAAGAATTAAAAGCACCAAAGAATCAATTTAACAAGTTTGGAAACTACAAGTACAGGAGTTGTGAAGATATACTTGAAGCCGTTAAGCCACTATTAAACGGATTGGCACTAAATCTAACTGACGAAGTAAAAGAAGCAGCAGGCTATATGTATGTAGAATCAACTGCTATGATTACAGATGGAACAAAGATGCAGGCAGTAAAAGCACAAGCAGGAATTGATCCAAATAGAAAAGGAATGGATATCGCACAAGCATTTGGAAGCAGTTCAAGTTATGCAAGAAAGTACGCACTTAACGGATTGTTTTTAATAGACGATACGAAAGACGCAGACACAACAAATACGCATAATAAAAACGAAGTAAAGAAAGAGAAGCTAACTAAAAAACGATTTGAAGACGCATTGAAAGCTTTACAAGATGGCAAAATAAACAAAGCCAAGTTAGAAGAGTTTGATTTATCGCCTTTACAAGTTAAAGCACTTGAGTTATGTTGAAGATTAGATGTTCAGCACTTGGCAAAATAATGACCAATAGCAGAAGCAAGTCCGAAGTATTGAGTAAGACTTGCAAGACCTACTTACAGGAGTTGGCAATAGAAGAAATGTACGGAATCAAGAAAGAATTTTCAAGCCGTTACACAGACAAAGGCAACCTTGTAGAAGATGAAAGTATTTCATTAGCACAAGAAGTATTAGATTTTGGATTGATGTATAAAAACGAAGAACATTTTAACAATGGTTTTTTAACAGGCACTCCAGACGTAAACACGGATAGTATACTTTTAGATGTAAAAAGTAGTTATGATGCAACAACGTTTCCATTCTTTGCTGAAGATATACCAAACAAAGATTACTATTATCAGCTTCAAGGCTATATGGCTTTATGTAACAAACGTAAAAGTGTTCTTGCATATTGTTTAGTAAACACACCAGATGAAATCGTTGAAGACGAAGTAAGGCGTGAACATTGGAAGAATCATTTAATAGATGAATCAGAAGAACTGCGATCAGATGTAGAAGCCAAACACAATTTTGATCATATACCAACAGAAAAACGAATCAAAACGTTTGAAGTAAGATATGATAAAGACGTTGTTAAAGCTATCTACGACAGGATAAAAGAATGTAGAGAATATTACAAAACTTTAATAGATGAAAACACGAAAGACTGACATAGTTACAATAAGAGTAACAGAAGAAGAGAAGAAGCTTTTAAAAGAAAAAGCAAGGCGTAAACGAAAGACGTTAAGCGCATATATAATAAGTAAAACAATAGATTAAGTTATGGAACAAAAGAACAACACAGGTGCAATCTTTAAAAACGATTACAAAAAAACGGAAACACAACCAGATTACAAAGGTAAGGCCGTTATTGATGGTGTAGAAAAAGAAGTGGCACTATGGCTAAACGAAAGTAAAAGTGGAGTAAAGTATTTTAGTGCAAAGTTTAGTAAGCCGTACCAAGCAGAAGTTGAAGCTGGTGGCAACGAAGACGCGAAGCACGATGCACAACGATCAGATTTAGACGATCTGCCTTTTTAGATTATAAACTATAAAACGGAAGAAGCACTTTGAAAGAGGTGCTTTTTTTTATTCACAACGTTTCGTTAAAAACTTCGTCTATACACTATTAGAAAATAATCGTTACATTTGTTTAATATCTAATCAATGAACTGGTTAAAAGAAGTTGCTAAATTTCACGCTGACTATTTAAGAATCGTACAAAGCTACGGAGAAGACTTCTACGCAGAAGATATAGTTCAAGAAATGTACATAAGATTACACAAGTATGCAGACAGGGAAAAGGTTATACAAAAAAACGGAACACTTAACCGTGCATACATACACTTTACTTTAAGAAACATATTTAAAGATTTGACAAAGGAACGAAACAAGCACCAGATGGTTAATATAGAAGAACGTAAAGATATTGGCGTAACTTATGATTATATTTCAAAAGAAGAAGCCTTTAGTGGTTTAATTAAACGAGTAAAAGAAGAAGCAGAAACGTGGCATTGGTACGATGAGATGTTATTTAAACACTATTTTGATAGTGGTATGTCAATGCGTGAACTTGCTGATGAAACACGAATAAGTACAAGTAGTATATTTCAAACAATAAAATACTGCAAAGGAAAACTAAAAGAAAATCTGAATGAAGATTACGAAGACTATAAAAACGAAGATTACGAATTAATTTGATTATGGAAAAAAACGAAGAATATTATTTAGGATTAGATAAACGATCTAAAGAATACAAAGACTGGAAGAAGCAGCAACCTGTTGAGGGTTTAGGCGACGTTATCGAAAAGGTAACAGAAGCGACAGGAATAAAGAAAGCTATTAAATGGTTGGCAGGAGATGACTGTGGATGTGAAGAACGTAAAGAAAAATTAAACGCATTATTTCCAAGAAGATTTAAAGCCGAGTGCCTACAAAAAGACGAATACGAATATTTAAAAGAATGGTTTTCAAAAGATAGCAATAGAATGAAGCCAAGTGAACAACGTGATTTATTAGTAATTTACAATAGAGTATTCAGAACTAAACAACAATATACAACGTGTGCAAGTTGTTTAAGAGATATAAACAACAGAATTAAAAAAGTATACGAAACTTACGAAGATTAATAAGATGGCAAAAAAAGGAAGACCTAAATCACTAAAAGACGCACAAGAATTAGAAGACATTTTTGACGCATACAAAACCTACACAAAAACGAATCCAAGATTTAAATATCACCTAAACCAAAGAACAGGAGATATGGTAGGAGAACCATTAGAAGTTCCACTAACAATAGAGGGCTTTGAACTATACTGTCACAAGAAATTTAACTTCACGGCAAAGCATTATTTAGAGAATACAGAAAAGAGATACGAAGATTTCTGTACTATCTCTACACGTATACGCAAAGAAATACGCGACGATCAAATCAAAGGTGGTATGGTAGGCCAATACAATCCAAGCATTACTGCACGATTAAATAGCCTAAAAGAACAGATAGAACAAACGAATATAGAGCAACCACTTTTTCCAGATGTTTCAAAGAACAACGGCAATAAATAAAATACTTGCGTTAAAAAAACGGATTAAGATAGTTCAAGGTGGAACATCAGCAGGAAAGACATACGGCATACTTCCTATCTTAATAGACCGTGCAGCCAAAACACCTAACACAGAAATAAGCGTTGTATCTGAATCTATTCCACACTTGAGAAGAGGTGCTTTAAGAGATTTTGTAAAGATTATGAAATCTATCAACAGGTTTGTAGATGACAGATTTAACAAGTCACTACTAAAATACGAATTTGCAAACGGCAGTTTTATAGAATTTTTTAGTGCAGACGATTCAAGTAAACTTCGTGGTGGTAGACGTACAATACTTTACATAAACGAGTGCAATAGTGTAAGCTTTGAATCTTACAACGAACTTTCAATACGTACAAAAAACGAAGTATTTCTTGATTACAATCCAACTGCTGAATTTTGGGTACAAACAGAAATAGAAGACCAAGAAGATGCAGAAAAGATAATACTTACTTACAAAGACAACGAAGCACTTGATAACGGAATCATAAGCCAGATAGAAAAGAACATAAAGAAAGCAGCTACAAGCAACTATTGGAAGAACTGGGTACGTGTTTATGTAGATGGCGAGATGGGGCAATTAGAGGGCGTTGTATTTAGTAATTGGAAACAGATTGATACAATACCAGACGAAGCAAGATTGATAGGCATAGGAATTGACTTTGGATATACAAACGACCCTACAAGTATTATTGAAGTGTACAAACATAACGAAACACGAATACTAAACGAAGTAACCTATCAAACAGGATTATTAAATAGCGACATAGCAAAAATACTTCCAAGCAACGTGCCGTGTTATGCAGATTCAGCAGAGCCAAAAAGTATAGCAGATATACAACGGTATGGCATAACAATAAAAGGAGTAACAAAGGGCAGGGACTCTATAAACTACGGTATTGATGTTATGCAACGTGAAAACTATTTAGTTACTTCTAATAGCACCAGCCTAATTAAAGAATTAAGGAGTTATTGCTGGGACACAGACAAGACAGGAAAACGTTTAAACAAACCTGTAGATAATTTCAATCACGCAATAGATGCAGTACGTTATCACGAGATGGAAACGTTAGGAATGAATAAGAATTACGGAAGTTATAATATTCTGTAAAGTACAAAAACACGAAAAAAAAGTTATTATATTATGAAGTTAGATATACTGCTGCCAAATTCACTATCTGAAATACCACTATCAAGGTATCAAGAGTTTGTAGCTATGAAAGAAAAGAGTAACGACGAAGAACTGATTGCAAATAAAATGATACAGATATTTTGTGGCTTACAATTAGGAGAAGTTGCAAAGATTAAACTAAAAGATTTAAACGGATTAATCAAGCACTTTACAGAAGTGTTTAGTGAAAAGCCACAACTAATACGAAACTTTAAAATAAAAAACATAGAATTTGGATTTATTCCTAATCTGGAAAACATCAGCTTCGGAGAATATGTTGATTTAGAACATCACTTAAAAGATTGGAGTACATATCACAAGGCAATGGCAGTAATGTTTAGGCCGATAAAAGAAAAGCACAAAGACAAGTATTCTATAATAGAATACGAGCCAAACGAAGATATGCAGGACTTGATGAAGTTTGCGCCTTTAGATGTTGCAATAAGTGCAAGTGTTTTTTTTTGGAGTTTAGGAAGCGAATTGTTACAAGCTACTCTAACTTATTTGAAGAACGAACTGATGAAGACGAAGGATTTAACGAATTTTCAGAAAGAGTTCAGTTTGGCAAACAATGGGGTTGGTATTCAAGTATATATGGACTCTCTGGCAACGACCTTACAAAATTTGACACAGTTACAAAATACGGACTTACTAAATGTCTCACATATTTATCTTTCGTCAAACAAAAAAACGAAATTGAAAGCCGTGAACTAAAACGACAAATGAAATAATTATGAACTACTTCGATATAATAGACAAACTAAAAACACACTTCGATAACGATGAACTAATAAAAACCGTTACACAAGGCGATATCTTTGACGTTGATTTAAATAAGCAAACAATATTTCCTTTAGTGCATTTGATCGTAAATCAAGCCACGTTTGAAGAAAACGTCATAAGATACAATATAAGTATTTTGGCTATGGATATCACAGACATATCAAAAGACGAAACAACAAATAAATTTGATGGCAACGATAACGAACTATATGTATTAAATACTATGATGGCAGTATTGAATAGAGTTTATGAGTTGTTAAGAAGAGGCACACTTTACACGGATGCCTTTCAAGTGGATGGCAATCCAACGGCAGAATTTTTTACAGAAAGGTTTGAAAATAAACTTGCAGGCGCAACATTAACCTGTGATATTTTAATCGGCAATTCAATGACTATTTGTTAATGGCAGAATTTAATAACATACAAGAACTATTAGATGACTTCAAGGATAATGTAATCCGTGAAGCAAAAAAAGGTATTCCAAGAGATACAGGAAATCTTGCAAATAGTTTAAAAGGATATGTTAAAGAATCAAAAAATAGTATTCAAATTTCTTTTGAGATGGATGAATACGGATTTTATAAAGATCAAGGTGTAAAAGGAAATAAAAGTTCTAACAAAGGAAACGGACAAAACAAATCGCCTTATAAATTTGGAACAAATAGTTCACTAATAGGAAAAGCAAACGGTGGTATGTCTGGCATTATGGCAAAATGGGCCAAGCGTAAAGGCTTTCAATGGAAAGATAAAGAGACAGGCAGATTTATGAGCCATAAGAGTATGGGTTATATTATAGCAAGAAGCATATATTCCAAAGGCTTAAAGCCAAGCTTGTTTTTTACAAAGCCATTTGAAAAGTATTACAATAAACTTCCAGATGAACTTATGGAAATGTTCGGCTTTGATATGGAAAAACTATTTAATCAAATTACTGAAGAAAACTTTAAACAACTAAAATGAAATTATCACGAAGTCCATACATAATAGAGGTAGACGATGCTACACAAACAGGAAGCAAAATAGAATTATTTTTGGCGAATACACCTGGCTTTTTAGCAAATCCACAATACACACTATCTAAATTAATTCCTGCGTCTAACAACACTAAAACTTTTTACAATATAAGTCCTTACGTAAGAGAATACTACACTTTTAACGTGTGGCAAAGTGCGACAGGTTTAACGTATGGCATCGACACAAGTACAAATTACTTGGTAAACTACAAAGTTAAGTCTTATAACTTGATAGGTGGAACGTATGTATTAAATACAACAGAAACAGGAACTTTTGTAGATGGCTACAACTACTATATGGATGGCTACAACGCAACAACACCAATAGCACTTTTAGATGAGGGTACTTATTTTTACAACTACGATGCTACAATACCAACTACACAAGGTAATGGATTATGGGGCAGTTTTGATTGTGAATTAAGTATAGGAGATGTTGTGAAATATACTGATTTAGTAACAGGTGCAACATTTACAGACACGGCAACTACTGATGGAGTAAAAAGCTATGCACGAGCATACTTAACTTATGCACCAAACGGTAACAAAGTAGAAATCTTAATAGGTGGCGTAACAGAACGTTGGACTGCATACTTTAAGCCACAATGTGAGCCAAAGTATCAGCCAGTAGTTGTGGACTTTATTAATCGTTACGGAAGTTGGTCAAGAATATTCTTTCAAAAAGTTAAGAAAAGAAGTATCAACGTAAAAACGAATGAATACAAATTCAATCCAAGCGCATTACCTTACTATCCTAACTTGTCTGGCGATGGTCAATTTAAAGAGTTTAACATAAACGCAAAAGAAACTATTAAGCTAAACACAGGATGGGTTAACGACGACTATGGCGATTATATACAACAGATGTTATTGAGTGAGAAGGTGCTTCTATTAGATTACGAGGTAAACACGAACTACACTCCTGTAAAAGCCAAAACTAAATCACTTCAAAAACAAGTAGGAATAAACGATGGAATGATTAACTATGAGATGGAGTTTGAATTTGCTTACGATTTAATTAACAATGTAGTTTAATGAGAACTGTACAAGTATACATAGAGGGGCAAAGACTTGATTTATTTAAAGACGAAATAATAAGCGTTACAAGTAAGCAGCAAGATATCCAAGATATTAGCAAAGTATTTACTGACTATTCACAAAGCTTTAGTGTTCCGAGTTCAATTAAAAACGATGCAATATTTAAGCATTTCTATAATAGTGATATTGGCGATTTACAAGATATCAATACAATCTTTGACCACAACATCCGAAGAGATGCATACATAGAAATAGACTTAACAACATTTAGACGTGGAAAAATAAGTTTAGAAAAATCAGAAGTAAAAGACAACCAACCTTATAGTTATCAAATTACTTTCTACGGAGATATATTGGCACTTAAGGATAAATTTCAAGACGATAAATTGGCTGATATGTCTGAACTTGATTTTTATAATTTTGCGTATGATGGCGCAGCAGTTCAAGACAGAATAACAAATGGAAGCATTACTTATGGTGTTAGGTTTCCTTTAATCTTTAATAGAGATATAACTTATGGAACAGGTGGAAGCACAGACATAGGAACAACAGGAACAGGAAGTGTTTTGTACAATGAATTATTTCCAGCTATTAAACTACTTTCTTTAATTAACGTAATACAAACGAGGTACGGAGTTACGTTTAGTGGAACATTTTTTGGAGATAAAAGATTTAGTAATGCTTATTTGTATTGTAAAAATTCAGAAGATTTTACTTTTGTAACTGAATCTAAATTAATGGATATAACAAGTGGAAGTACGGATATTATTAATTATAATACAACTAAAACTTATTTAGATTATTTTGATTTAGGTACAGATACATTAAGCTTTGGTCAAATATCATTTTCAGAAGCATTTCCAGGAGCAACGCCTGGTCTTCAAGCTGCATTTCTATATAGTGTTGTTTTAGAAATTAATTCTGTAAATCCAGCAACACCACAAACAATATTTTATATTGATGTAATATTGAATAACCAAGTAGTTCAAACAATAACTGCACAATCTCCTGGAACAACACAAATTATTGAGGGTAGTAGTGTAAATACACCTAACACTAATTATAGTTTTAGATTTAGGGCTCAAAATGCTTTATCAGTTACTTTTAAAATTACTTATCAGCAACTTACATATATTGACACAGGTAGTGGCATTGATACGGCTATAAATAGATATTATGGAACAGGAGCAGTAAGTGTAAATAATGATTTTAGTGTTGTTAACTACGTTCCAGATATGACCGTAAGCGACTTCTTTAAAGGAGTTCTAAAGATGTTTAATTTAACTTGCTATGGAACGGCAGAAAATGTGTTTCAAGTTGAGCCGTTAGACGATTGGTATGCGAAAGGCGCAGTTGTAGATATCACGAAATACACGGATATAAAAAGCATAAACATAGACAGGCTTAAATTATTTAAAACAATAGAATTTAACTACCAAGAAAGTGAAAGTGCTACAAATACAATATTTAAAAATCTTACAGGTCGTGGCTATGGAAACACGAAGAACACTTTTGATTATGATGGTGGTGCTTTTAAAGTAGAATTGCCTTTTGAAAATATGATGATGCAAAAGTTTCAAGGCACGAATCTACAAATAGGCGAAACAATAAATCAAGATGGAAACAAGTACGTTCCTAAACCTATGATAATTTATGAGTACGAAGAATTAGCACAAGATTATAGATTTACAGATGAAACAAGTACAAGCACTTTAACAGAGTATGTTCCTTTCGGACAAGATGTAAAAGTATTGACTGAAAACTACACACTTAATTTTAATGCAGACATAAGCACCTTAACAAACATAGCTGAACAGAATACACTTTTTAAAACATATTATTCTGGATATTTACTTAATCTGTTTAATTTAAAGAATAGAAGAACAACCATAAAAACGAATCTACCTGTAAGCCTATTAACTGAATTACGTTTGAATGACAGGCTAATTATTAGAGATAAAAGATACATTATAGAATCAATGAAATCTAATCTCAATACTGGCGATGTAGATTTTGTTTTGATAAATGATTTTAGACCTGTTATTGCTATCGGTGGAGGTGGTCCAACAGAGCCATTAATTCCAAGTGATGTATCACAATGTTTAGACGTTAGAATCTTATTTCCTAACGGAGTAGTTCAAGCAGATATAACTTGTAGCAATCCAAGTGTAACGATTACGCCAAGCACTTTAACAAGTGAGGGTACGATTCAAGTATGTATTCCAGACAATCCAAATACTACAACGGTACTAAAAACTGAAGATGATATAGACTACATAAACACGGAAGATACTAAACGAGTAAGAACAGAAGAGGGAACTATTGAACTATACACTTTAGTTGTTACTTATACATTCAGTAACGGAACACAAACAAGCAACCAAATATTTATCCAACAACAACCGTAATGATTAAAAACATAGTAGACTTATTAGCAATAGACGATTTTTATAATGGCAGCTACAATGTACAAGTGGCGAAAGGATTATATAGTTATGAAACAGGAGTGAAAGGAATTTATAAGCAAAAGAAAAGAATGAACTTGTTAAAAACACGAAATAAAGACACACTCAAATGGCTGAAACAAGAACTATAAACGTAAACATCAAAAACAATGCTGATAAAACGGCAAAAGATTTTGATAATTTAAATGATTCGTTAGACGAAACTGCAAAAGCAAACGAGCAGGTAAATGAATCGTTTGATACAGGAGCAACATTTGCTAAAAGATATGGAGATGCCATAGAGCCACTTACTACACGAATGGGCGAAGCAGAAGATCGTCTTTATGAATTAGCACTTGCAGGAGATACGGCTTCACAAGAATATCAAGAACTATTAACCAAAGTAGGAGAATATCGTAAAGTTCAAATACAAACGGATTTAGCAGTAGATGGCGCAGCGACTACAATGACGCAAAAGTTAGGTAGTGCGTTAAATGGTGCTACAAGTGGCTTTGCAGCTACACAAGGTGCTATGGCTTTGTTTGGAGATGAGAACCAAGCACTTGAAGAATCACTTTTAAAAGTTCAATCTGCATTAGCTATACAGCAAGGAGTACAAGGTCTTACAGAAGCTTACAGAGAATTATCAATAGGTAGTAAATTGGCAGCAGCAGGACAAGCAGCATTTACTTTTGTTACTGGTGGTGCAACAACAGGATTAAAGTTGTTTAGAGCAGCACTTATTAGTACAGGTGTGGGTGCTTTAGTTGTAGGTATTGGTTTACTCGTGGCAAATTTTGACAAGGTTAAAGAAGTATTAACAGATGTAAACAAAGGCTTTAAGGAGGGTGGCTTATTAACAAAGGCACTAATGATTTCTTTCGCTCCTTTAATCGCCACGGTTAAAGTATTTCAAAAAGGTCTAAAAGCATTAGGTATAGCTCAGGGCAAAAATGCAGAACAAGAAAAAGCAGATGCTAAAAGACGTGAAGAAGAAGCAAAAGCAGACGAAGATAGATGGAATGATAAAAAAGACAGGCTAAATAAAGAATATGAGTTAAAACGAAAATTAGCACAAAAAGAAATTGCTTTAGCAAAAGCAAAGGGTGAAGAAACAAGAGAAGCAGAACGAAAAATAATAACAGACGCAATAGCTGATGCTGAAAAAAACGCAAAAGACGACAAGGATAAATTTGAAGAAGAAACTAGAGATACTATTGATAGTATTCAAAAAAGAATAGATGCAAAAAAGAAGGCACAAAAAGTAATACAAAAAATAGAGGCTGAGGGTATAAAAGATAGGTCTGATTTATCTGTTGTAGAATCCCAAATTTTAAGAAATGCTCGTGTAAATATGTATACCCATACATTTGAGATTGAAAGACAATTAGAAGCATCAAATAAAAGATTAAATGAATTTAGGAATAAAGAGACTAAGAAATGGATAACAACTACTAAAGGTGACGTTGAATCTTTACAAAAAGATTTAGAAATTTTTGACGCTGAAGAAGTAAAGGATAATGCAGACAAATTAAAACAAAAACAAGAAGATAGATTAAACACTGCCAGAAAAATAGAAGACCTTGAGAACTCTTTACTAAAGGACGGAATAGAGAAAGACCTTGAAATCAATAGAGACAAGTTTAGAAGACTACAAGAGGATGCCAAGAAAAACACGAAGCTAACTGCAAAAGAAAGAGCAGCGTTAAAAGACCTTTATGACAAGCAAGAACTTGCACAACAAAAAGTAATTAATAAAAAGTACGTTGATTTAGAAAAAGAGAAAAACAAAAAAATTGATGAAGAAAAAGCTAAAGCAAATCAAGAAAGAATAGATAAAGAAGATGCTTTATTTCAGTTAGAACTTGACTTAATGAAAGACAGGCAAATGGCAGAAATAATTGCTTTGTCACAAAGTTATGAAGCAAAGTATTTACTTGCACAAGATAATGCAGAACTTACAAAACAATTAGAAGCACAATTTTTAATAGATCAAGCTGCAATAGAAGATCAATTTAGATTAGAAAAGTTGGCCAAAGACAAAGAGGCATCAGATAAACAAAAAGACTTAATAGAATCCGAAAGACAAGCAAGACTTGAAGCAATACAAAAAGGTTTAGAATATGCGCAACAAGGTGCAGACGCAATTCAACAAATTGGCGATTTAGTTTTTTCTAATAAAATGGCTAAACTTGAAGAGGGAAGTAAGGAAGAAGAAGAACTTGCAAGAAAACAATTTAAGTTTAACAAAGCGATGCAGTTAGGGGGTGCTATTATAGATGCAGGTAAGGCAATTACAGCTTCTCTTGCTTCTGCTCCTATTGCTATTGGGCCTGTTCCTAATCCTGCTGGTATAGCATCTCTTGCGTTTGCAGCTACAACGTCTGCCGTAAATATTGCGAAAATTGCTTCTACTAAATTTGAATCAACTGGCGATCCTGCTGACACACCTACGCCAAATATAGACGAATCAGCAGCACCTAATTTTAACGTTGTTGGAGATAGTGGAATAAATCAAATAGCACAATTACAACAACAACCTGTACAAGCTTTTGTAGTTAGTGGAGAAGTAACGACAAGCCAAGCACTTGACAGAAACAGAGTACAAAATGCAACACTATAAACAAATAAAAGTTATTATAATATGAGCAGTGAATCAAAAACATTTAAAATCGTAGAACTTATAATTGATCCAAACGATGAACAAAGTGGAATAGACGCAATTTCTTTAGTAGAAACTCCTGCGATTGAATCCAACTTCATCGCACTTTCTAAACAAAAACACGAACTATATCTAAAAGAGATTAACGCAGAAAAGAAAATTTTAATGGGTGCTGCACTTATTCCAGATAAAAGTATTTACAGAAGAAACGACAAAGGCGACGAATACTATATTTACTTTTCTAAAAACACGGTACGACAGGCAAGTGAATTATTCTTTAAAAAATCGAATCATAAAAACGCAACCTTTGAACACGAAAATAAAATTGATGGCGTTACAATCGTTGAAAGTTGGATAGTAGAAGATAGCAAGAAAGACAAAACGGCTTTATATGGCTTAGATGTACCTGTAGGCACTTGGATGGTATCGGCAAAGATAGACGATCAAGAACTATACGACAAAGCAAAGTCTGGCGAAATAAAAGGATTTAGTATTGAAGGTTATTTTGCAGACAGATACGATATGAGTAAAGACGATAAAAAAACGGAAACAATAAACAAACTAAAAGACCTATTGAAATGAGTAAAAAGAAAGTAGAAAGGCCACAAGCACAAAGCAGTCCTAAAAACTCACGTAAAGCTTGTTTATGTGAAGACAATACATATTCAACAAAGTGTTGTAAAGGCACTATAAGAAATCAAGGAATCGGCAACATATAATCCAAAAATGCAACAAACAATTTA